TCCCTTGTGGATGAAGACCGAGGGTATTATGGAATATCCAATGATTGTCTTCGTCAACGGAATAGACCCGAAAGACCCTTCCTTAGATTTCCTTAGAAACAATGTCGAGATCATCCCGTGGGATATGAAAGAATATGACCACGTTAGAGAGTTGATGTTGACATCGTTTGTTCTCGGAGCAGCAGAGCACGTAAAGACACCTTGGTGGATAAAGGTCGATGCAGATACTACACCTAAGGAACTGGCTGATTACCGACATGGCTATAAGTTGGCTTTCCCTGAAGAATCCTGGAAAGGACATGCTTTGACTGGACATAAATGGGGTTATACTAAACCAGGAGAATTTCTTGCACGCCTAGAGGATTGGGCGGACAAGCTACCTGAATTCAGTAAAACTGAGAGAGTCTTTCCTGACAGTGAGAAAGAGACTATGTTGAAAGTTAAAAGGTATGGACATAAGAGGATAGCCAGTTACATCTGTCTACAGTCTACAAAGTTTACGCAGTTATGTGCAAGACTGGCTGGAGATAAATTACCTGTACCTTCCCATGATACGTTTATGTGGTACGTAGCCAAGAGGTTAGGTTATCCCATTATAAGACATAATATTAAGAAAAGATTTCAACCCTAGGAGCAAACAATGGCACACAAAGCGCAGAGAAAGTTTTTCCAAGCAGTATGTAAAAAGTTCCCTAAATACTTTGGGGACGCTAAAGTACTGGATGTAGGAAGCTTGGATATCAACGGATGTAACCGCCCTTACTTCGATGAGAACTGTTTCTATATTGGTGTGGATTTAGGTTCAGGCAACAATGTAGACATGATAAGCAAAGGACATCAGCTTACCTTTGTCGACGATTACTTTGATGTAACCTGCTGTTCAGAAGTATTTGAACACGATATGCATTATAAGAAGACTTTACAGAATATGTATAGAATGTTAAAACCAGGAGGTTTGATGTTCTTTAGTTGCGCTACTACTGGAAGACCAGAACACGGTACAATTAGAAGCGCTAAGAAAGATTTTCCATTTACAACAGAACATGATATATGGAAAGATTACTACTACAATGTAACCGAAGAAGATGTTAGAGCAGCTTTAGACATAGAACTGCTCTTCGAATCATACGACTTCGGAATAGAGACCAGACATCATGACTTAAGATTCTGGGGAGTAAAAGTACAGCAGAAACAGGAACAGGAGCCTGCAGATGAAGATATCCATAACGATACCGACGATCAATCGAGTCGATTTACTGTATGAGTGCTTAGAGCCAATACTTAAGCATAGAGATATATTTGAACGTATCTATATTATAGATAATGGGAAACAGGATCTATCAAAAATAATTCCTTTGTGTAAGGGACAAAATGTTGAATTTTTCCTATCTCCAGAGAACCTGGGGGTAGCTGGAAGCTGGAATGAAGGAATAAGGTATCTTAAAAGTGATTCCCACTGGGTTTTCATATTAAATGATGATATAGTACTATCAGAGGAAAGCATCCTTCAGTTACCAGCGCTAGTAAAGAAAAACCGAGGCAAATGGTTAATAACAAGTGAATGCTCTTATAGCGCTTTTCTGGTTAATATGCACTGTCTGGAACACATGGAATATTCTCCGGACAAATACTTTGACGAGGCATTCTATCCAGCATACTGTGAGGATGTGGACTTTGAGTGGAGGATTAAGCTGATAGACCCTTTCAGATTATTGAAAAATGTCTCTGAGCTCAATCCAAAAGTATATCGCCGTAAAGGAAGTACCGAAGCAGATCCTACTCTTAATAAATATAAAGAGGTTCGTAGCCACTTTGTAGAGAAGTGGGGAAGGGGTCCTCGTAAACCTAAGTATGTTATACCTTTTAACGGCACTAAACCTTGGCCGGAAAATGGAGAAGAAGAAATGCATATACAGGTAGCTGTACAATGTCATTACTATCAGAAGCGACTATGTTGGATGCTGTCTTCTATGTTGAGACAGGCTTTGCCTAAGAACATGCATATTTCCATGTCGATTGCATACGTGGAAGGAACTGGTAATCCCTCAACAGAAGAAGTCATAGATTACTTTAAAGAACAGGGTCTGGATGTTAAAGGAGTATCCTATCCAGATACTACTGAATTTCAATATAGAGGATGGACCCGTAACAAGCAGTTAGAGCAGTGTGATGCAGATTGGATACTGTTCGCTGATTGTGATATGATCTATCCTCCGAACTTTTTCAATGTAGCCTACACTCAATTGCAATTAGATAAGTACAAAGATAACCCTCATTGTCTCCACAGCGGTAGGTATTCTACTACCTTGAACGAGACTGAAGATCTAGTTAATAGCTATGAGTATCCTTGTGTAATAGAGAACACCACTAATCTGGTGCAGTATCTACCGGGGAAACACATGGCTAATATCGGAGCTGGCTTCTGTCAGCTCGTAAATGTCAAGTTAGTTAAGGAGAGTGATACCCCTTACTACTGTGAACCAGGTAAGAAGATAGATTATTCCTATGATAAGTTTCACAAGACAAAAAGTGATCAACGTTTCAGACGTCGTCTAGGCAGAGAAAAGATTCCTCTACCTCTACAGTATCATTTGCAACACCTCAGGGATAATGAAGTAGGGTATCACATCGAACTACAACGATGATGTATTTAATGTGTGTAGGGCCATTATTACTGATCATATTGATAGTAATCATAATGATTCACGGATACGTGCCCCCGAAGAAAAAAGATAAGAAAAAAAGTAACAGGAGCCCCAGGAGATGACTAAAGTACCTATCGGTATCGCAGGATACCTACATTCGGGTAAGGATACCCTTGCCGACTGCCTTTTACGATTTAGACCAACCGAGTTCTACAAGTACTCTTTTGCAGAACCTATGAAGAAACTTGCTATGGACATCTTTGGCTTTACAGCTAACCAGATGTATGACCCAGAGATTAAAGAAGAGATGGACGAGTTCTGGGAAATAACCCCTCGTAAGTTTCTCCAGCTATTAGGAACTGATATGTTCCGGGATAAGTTCCGGGAAGATGTCTGGTTAAAGTTTGCTGAGAAGAGGATGTGGGAAACCCCTGACCAGTATATGATGGTTCCAGATGTACGCTTCGACAACGAAGCTAAGTTCATTCGAGACAGAGGTGGTTGGGTTATCCAAATTGTCCGCGACGATGCTGGACATAAGGAAAGTCGTAAACACGCTAGTGAAAATGGTGTGAACGATGACTACATTAACTATACCATACATAACAACGGTTCACTAGAGTCGCTGGAGAGAGTAGCACTACAACTCTGCCATTACTTGACTAGTGAAGATTTTGATCCAAATAAAAAATGGATACCAGCAAATATTAAGGAGTGAGAGATGGCCAGGATGCTTAGTTTAGAAGCAGATAAAAATGATGACACCCAACTTAGACATGGATACGACAGACATGAAGGAACGGATACTGGAGATATTACAGGTAATGGTACATATCCTCACGGACAAATTTGTCCATATTTTTTTACGTATGAAGGCACTAACGTATTTCTTGATGGTATGTATCGCGGAGGCACGGCTTTTTTAATTGGGGGTGGTCCTTCTTTATTAAAGGAAAAATACCATAAGCTGCGTTCTCCAGGAATACTTACTTTTGGAATGAATAACAGTGCTAGATTGGTAAGACCTAATATGTGGACGTGTGTAGATGATCCTTCTCGTTTTCTATATTCTATTTGGAAAGACCCGCAAATAATGAAATTTGTTCCTCAGGCTTCTTTTAAGAAACCTCTTTGGAAATCTATTGTAATAGATGGGGAACAGAAATGGGAACAAGCTGAAGAGAAAGTAGGCGACTGTCCCAATGTAATAGGATTTCGTCGGAACGAAAAATTCCATGCTCCTCGGTTCTTTACCGAGAACACTATCAACTGGGGTTGTCATAAGAAACATGGGGGTTGTCGTTCTGTTATGCTCTCCTCGATAAGGATCCTTTTTATCCTAGGAATACGGAAGATCTATATGGTTGGGGTAGATCTGAAGATGGATGATGAAAACAAGTATTCTTTTAATGAAGGTCGTACCAAGGGAGCTATCAAAAACAATAATCACACCTATAATAGAATGTTAACTGAATACTTCCCTCAGATGAAACCACAGGCAGATAAATGGGGTCTGGAAATCATCTGTTGTAATTCTGAAAGTGACCTTTGTAAGACCTTTTCGCACGTATCTTTTGATGATGCAATTAAAGAAGCTTCTCATGATCTAGGTGATATCAGTCAAGAGAAGACTGAAGGCATGTATTTAGCATTCCCAGAAAAACAAAAACATGGTACTTGGGAAGCTTGTGCTAAAGTCACAGGCGCTGTATAAACATTGTATTGTCGTTTGAATCGAAGTATATTATAATATTTTCTACCATGGTAGAAAGTCTATTATTATGCCTGAAAATAAAAAACATAAATACGAATACGATCATTTTATATTAGGACCAGATGTACACTACGGTAAACATAGTGCATTTGGTCGACATCTTGCTGTGGGGCAGGGCGCTAATACCGTGCACATATATCCATCTAAGATCTATATTGGAGGAAAACAAGGAACTTCAGTTCCTTTGTCTCCAGCACAGGTTTTAATTATTAGCCGTGTTTTGTCTAAACTGGATCAAAAAGTACACCAAGATCAATTATTAGAACATTTAAGTGGAGAAGATAATGCCCTTACCTGACATCTGTATTAATGCAGGAAATAATGAAGATTCAGCAGCTATTGGACTACCTGGTGGTGTAGGAGGCGGAATAGGAGAAGGAGGTACAATTACTCCTGAAGACGGTATATCCTATCCAGGGGTAATAGGTAATATGCCTTGTAATCGTCCTGTTATAGCAGGAGTTACTGAACAAAAACGTAAATATACTATTCAGTTCAAATATGCCAACGACCTTCCTGTAGATCTAACTAACGTAACTAAGGTTATGTTTTATGCTAAAGAGACCTATGACGCTATTAATTATTATGTAGAAAAAGAGTGTTCCATTACAGATGCTGCTGAAGGTATGATAACCCTTAAACTGAAAGCTTCAAACATTCCTTATTCAGGTGTGTGGTGGGCAGGTTTTCATATGTTTGACAGTTCTAATACTGCAATAGCTCAGTATGATGTTTACTTATACGTAGAAAAAAGTCTTACTTCAGCAAACCGTACTAACAACACTATCACTATTTCTGAGGTCAGAATGGCTCTGTTAGACAGATGCCCTGCAGACAACAGCTTACTGGATGATATCGAGTTTTCAGATGCCGAGATAGCTTTCGCTATCAGACGACCTGTTGACGAGTGGAATGAACGCCCCCCAAGAATACTAACTTATCAGTATACAACAGCTACTTTTCCTTATCGTTATTATTGGACAAATGCAGCTTCCGGTGAACTATTAAAAATGGCTGCTAATAATCTGATAAGGAATAAAATGAATTATCAGGCAGGAGGAGTTAGTATTGAAGATAAATCCAGAGCTCCTATATATGTACAATTAGCTAAAGAACTCCATCTAGAATATTTAGAATGGATGATATTAGAAAAAACCAGATTAAATGCTGAGAGTATATATGGTGGAGTTACCACAGTCACTTATTACTAATGAAGCATTTCCATCACATAGACGTATTAACTGTACCCAGTAATCAAAAAGTTATTCATTGGGTTATGGATAGAAACTTCACTGTCGAAACAGGTAGTGAAGCTTATTTTTATGTGGACTGGGCACGTTCGGGAGGCCCTTGGACTTGTTTGAACTCTACCTCAGCAGTAACCGATA